TTTATTTGAACGTAGCTTGTGTCCCCATGTACCTAGACCGTGACCAGCTTCACGAACTGGGTCAAACAGTCTAGACAGTACAAGAGTATCCACTATCTTCTGTCCACGACCAAGCGTTTTGAATCTAGTTAGATCTCTAAGCACAGGTAGGTCAAAGCCTATGATGTTGTGGCCTATTAGTTCGTCTGCCTCAGATAGAAGCTGGCATCCTTCATCTATCTGATCAGGCCCATAGGTGTAAAGTTGTTTACTTTCTATGTCCTTGGCAACTAAGCACCATATCTTTGTTGCTTTGAGATCATCTGTCTCAATGTCGAATACAAGTTTCATTAATCAAACTCCAGTGCCAGTTCCTTCTCTTCATCATTGGAGTTGCTTATGTCATCTCCATCTACTTCAGATAGTCTACCTGTTTCATTGTCAAATACAAGATGTGTAGCTAGTCCCACATCACCTGTGTATCTTGATTTAAGTATACGTACTCTGGTAGTTGATGCCTCTAAAGGATCATCTGATTGCTGGTTACGCTCAAGTGATATAACACAGTCAGATAGCTGGGCGATGGACTGACTGCCTCTGAGGTGGCTTAGACCTGTCTCTATGCCGTTCTCATGGCCTTTGTTGCCATCTACCCTACGAAGGTGTGACACTAAGATCACTCCCGCTCCTGTCTCTTCTACGAGCGTTCTGATGCGGTGCATGATAGCGTCTATGCCTCGTCTTTCATCGCCTTCAATGGTAGTAGATACCATCATGTGCAGGTGATCAATGACAACCCACTTACACCCGCAGCCTACAATCATAAACCTCAACTTACTGAAGATAGAGTCTATGTCGTTTGCTCCGAAGTGTGCATGAATCCATACACGATTGTTGTTGTCACCGTCGTACATTACATCAAAGAACTCATCTAGTTCTTCTTCTGTGTACTGGTCACGTATCCTGTCAATGTGTAACTTAGCATTAGCTTCAATTGAAAGTATACCATCAACTGTTCTGTTGAAAGTTTCTTCCAGAGCAATGATGCCTACGTTATCGTTTGTTGTTTTAATTAGCCAGTGTTCTAGTTCGCGTGTAACACTAGACTTACCTAAGCCTGTGCCTCCAGTTAGTGTAACTAGTTCACCGTGCCTAAGCCCTTCTAGCTTCTCATTCAAACCTTGCCAAGGGTAGGGGAAGGATTGCTTCTTCTCTCTGTTCTTATACTTCTCTTTGTTTTCAGAGACACTAAGAACTCCAGAGGGTGTATAAGTTTTAGCTGCCCACCAAGCTGCAACATAACCTTTGTGATCCTGCTTGTTCAGCATATCGTTGGCGTCTTTAACGCCTTCAGGTAGTGTCATTATCCTTGCTTTGCTGGGTTTAAGCAGTCTAGCTACACGCCTAGCAGACTCTCTGCCTACCTTGTCCTCATCAAAGTTAATTATGATGTTGTCAAAGGTTTCTAGGTACTCTAGAGATGCTTTAACGTCACGCTCTGCACCCTGTGCGCCTGATCTGACGCTGAGTACAGGCCATTTAGATCCTAGTAGTTCGTATGCAGCCATAGCATCACACTCACCTTCAACTAGGGTTATGTACTTACCTCCTGCTTGAAACATATGCTCACCAAACAGACCAGCAGAACCAATGGCTCCTTTTGAAAAGAAGTTTTGCTTCCCTGTGCTGCCTAGTACACGTTCCTTGTAGGCTACAATCTCTTTGTCTTTGTAGTAAGGGTAAAGATGTTTGAGGATGTTGCCAGCAGAGTCAAGGATACATCGAACACCATACTTCCTAGCTGTTTGCTCTGATATTCCACGATCTCTGAGTGGCACGTACTCACCCTCTTCTGCGAAGGTGATGGGTTCTTTTTCTATTAAGTTGATTTCAATATCTCCTGTAGGCGAATCACCTAACAATGCGTTGTACTTTCTACTGCTGAACCTTTCCCCGCATGAAAAGCAGAATGCACTACCATCGTCATTGATAGATAGTGCATCGCTTGATCCACAGTCAGGGCAAGGCTGATGGAGTTTGACGAAACTCAATTAGCTTACTCCTATAATTTAAATTTCATGTGAGTCTGATTGAACAGGTTCCTCTGCCGCCTCCTCTTCGACTAGCATATCGTCAGTTAGTTGTTGAAGTACTGCTTCATTGAAACCTTTAGCAGCCATTTCTAATTTAGCTAAGGTCTTCCTAGCTTGCTGTATTTCTTTATCTGTCTCTATGATTAAGACAAAAGCACTCTTACCTTCATCTGTAAACCTATCTACAGCGTAGGTTCCAGACTCAGAAGTGTAAGTCCATCCTTGTTGATCACTCATTGTGCCTCCTTTAAAATGCTAAGCTTTCTATTGTGGTGGGCGTTTCTACCGTCTGCTCACCACGCTCAATCAGATTAAGAATCTGAACAGCTTGGAGTTGTGGACGTACTATCTTATTTAGTTTGCCATACTCCTTACGCGCCCATTGCACAGCGATTGTAGAACCGTTACCAATAGATACGTCTGTCCTGTTCTTATCCTTATCTACTACGATAGGTGCAGGGATCTGACTTCCATCAGAGTTATGCGCCCAAGTAGCAAACTTAATAACAGCATCAGGTGTGAAGTTCTTCTTCCCCGGCGGCATCAAGAACGCATCTGAGAATCCCGCATCTTTGAACATAGCAAAGACATCATCAGATACTGCTAGGAATAGCTCGTACCATGCTGTTGTTTTGTTATAGTCCAGATTAGGAACTACCAGATGAGGGTAGTATACCTGTCCCTCTACGACTGAAGGTGGGTTCATGTTTCATCTCCTTTCTTGGTTAATGAATCTAGATTGTACTCCTCTATGAAAGGAAAGTAAACATCTCTGTACACATCAATGTCAATTCCTTCACCCAGAAGAAGCACCACTCCTTTATCAGAGTTGCTTGCTACAGTAACAGGACACTTATTCTCATACAAGGTACGAATGTACTTTGATGTTTTAAAAATGTCGTACTGTTCTTTTGTTAACGGTAGGTAATAGTCCATCACCACTCTCCTAAATCATCAAGGAACTCACTGAACAAAAGGGACATGTTGTTATCACCTAACTTCCAGCAACCTGCCTCGCTGCACCTGTCTTCAACAAGTGTAAAGAATTTATTTTTAATCTTCTCAGATGGTTGAGTGGCGCAGATACGCAATGCCCATAGCTGCGCCCACCAATCGTCTAACTCAGAATAGAACTCTGCTCTTGGATCAGTTGCGCTCATACAGTTCCTCCATCATCAGGTTTAAATAATTCTCAATGAACAAGATAACAAATTCCTCTCCATGTTTCAAGCATAACTGAAGTGCCTCTTCCTTTACCAAGTCAGTCACTGGTGCCTCAAAGGTATAGACTTGTGAATACTTTAGAATATGGTTCGACACATCAATTACGTTTTGCATGTTAGGCTCCCTTTGCCATTCGTCTTTGTTCCTGTCTTCGATAGTTGTAAGCAGTAGAGTATCCAATGCCTACAGTCTCAGCGATCTCACTCACGGGACAGTTCTGCCTAGTCATTTGAAATACTTTCTGAATCTCTTCATCAGTCAGCTTGGTACGATACCTGTCAATATCAATACTAGTTGCAGACATCTTAGCTCGCTTTTGCTGAGCTTGTATTGCTTTAAGCAGTAGCATAGTTACGCTCCATAGTTGGTTGTCTGTGGCTGGGCCATCGCATATCAATCACAAGAGGTTTGTAATTAAAATAGTATTCAGTGTACCCAGCCAGAGATGTCTCACGCTTGCACTCATCAGGCATACACTGAGGAGGATCTTCCCACTCAGTATCAGGAATGCTCGTAGGAGGGAACAGCAAGAGGAATGCGCACTTCTTCCACGCAAGGTGTACCCTACCATACCTTTCAGTGTATTCGTCTGAGAGAGCCATGAAATGCCTGTAAAGCCAATCATAGTGTTTACTATTGGAGCGTACCCATACTGTACTAGGATGGTTCTTATGCGCCAGTTTGTATGGAACAGGCGCACCTCCTTCAAGAACATGGTGAGCAGGCACAAAGCATTGCGCTGACTCTAGTACCATCTTCACTACGTGCTTGTCGCATTGCATCTGCGCTGCTTTGACAGGGCATGTATCTATGTAAAAGATATTCATCTTTCTCCTTACGCTGCTAGTGACTTGGCTGCTTCACGTACTGACTCAACACGCTTGCCCTTGATTGCTAGGATGCTACCTTCAGCAGTCTTCTTAGCAGCAGGAGCATGTGTACTCCAGTGGGTCATAGCATTGTACACTGCCCAGTGAGTAGATCCTAACGTCTTCTGTTCGTCAGTGGTGTACTGATTCCAAAGATACTGAAGCGAACGGTTACGGTATACTTCAGGTTCTTCCATTAGCTCAGTGACTGACATGTGAGGCTTAACTAAAACAAACTTACACTTGGAGGCCATTGCGAATATATTGAATGCTTCACGGTTAGTAATGCTGTGCTTGCTCCAGTGCTTCCAACGCTCTGCTTCGTGCTTATAGCTGTGTAGCGCAGCAGTCAGCTTC